CGTCGTAACTGGATTACCAGTCGTGACGGTAATGTGAGTATACGACACCACGATCGAGATCACTTTTATATTACACCTAGTGGCGTTCGTAAGCAAACTCTACAACCAGATCAATTTAAAAAGATCAGAATCATTAGTAGTTTAATGTGGGGTGAGGAGTATTATACAGATATTAGTAAAAATCTTAAACCAAGTGGAGAAATACCGCTACACTTTGGTTTACAGATGAATATGGGACAACATAGTAATGATGTTCGTGTAGTTATGCACTTTCATCCGACTTACTGTGTTGCAGCTATGCATGCTGGGATTGACTTGTCAACTATCGTTAATGACTTTCCTGAACTAAGTAGGTATACCAAAGTAGCAAAGAATGTACCTGATGTTCCTCCTATTAGTCAAGAATTAGCTGATGCGTGTTTCGAGAATCTTGAATTAGATCATGCTGGTAACATCGCATACGATATAGTAGGAATTAAGGGGCATGGTGTAGTTGCTATTGATACTTCTCCTTGGAGAGCATTTGAACATATTGAACGATTAGAACATATTTGCCAAATAGTTTTGGCATCAGGGAAATATGGCACACATAGTAGCTAACCTTCCACCTGTAAAGTGTTTTGTTCGCAGAGAGTTTCTCTATGACTTTGAACATGGTCATGGAGAACTTGAACCTTGCTGGTGGATAAGTATCAAGTCGCTACGAGGACAAGCGTTTCGTATTGAGTCTTATTTGAATCACTATGGTGCACTATATGATAAATTACCACTACATGCCTATTGTTGGAAACCAATTGAAGGTGAACCACTACCATTAGATCATCTTCAATTGTGGGATTGTTTATCATATGACATCACTGTGTTAAAGAAAGCACAGCTACAGTCAATGAGATGTAAGTTTAAGTTAAAGAATGGAGATTGGATGTATGGTGTTTATCTTTTTACAGTTGATTCTGCTCATCCTGATTTTAACATTCTTGATACAGGGTTTTCTGAAGATGTCGAAGACCACAAGTCTTATAATTTCATTCAGTGTGATAATGGGCAGTTTGCTGCTCAGCCAAATAATCGTTTAATTATATTAGAGCCAAGCAGTAATCCAAAAGAACTCAAGACACCAGATTTTAGAGTGGCTACCAAACGCTGGTCTGTCGAAACAAATGCAAAATGGTCGTTGGGTGATACCAATACCGTAATGTACGAAAGGTCAGATGATTAGTTTAATTTACTTATTGGTGATGACACACATCACCATTGTTTGTGTAACTTTATTTTTACATAGAGGACAAACACATAGAGGGATAGAATTTAGTCCAGCATTATCACACTTTATGCGTTTTTGGTTGTGGCTCACCACTGGTATGGTAACTAAAGAATGGGTCGCTATACATCGCAAACACCATCAGAACTCTGACAAAGAAGGTGACCCACATAGTCCACACAATGAAGGTATCTGGTTTATTTTATTTGCTGGAGTTTCTTGCTACATTGATTCTGCAAAAGATAAAGATATGGTTCAGAAGTATGGCGTTGGTGCTCCAGATGATTGGATAGAAAGAAATGTTTATTCAAAATTTCCATATGCTGGAATAGTGCTCATGTTAGCAATTAGTCTAATGCTGTTTGGATGGTGGGGAATTTGGTTTTGGGCTATGCAGATGATTTGGATCCCATTCTGGGCAGCAGGTGTTGTGAATGGTGTTGGTCATTATTATGGATATAGAAATTATGACAGCAAAGATAAATCAACAAACATAGTTCCATGGGGAATTATTATTGGTGGTGAAGAACTACACAACAATCATCATGGAGATCCAGCAAACCCAAAATTGAGTAGAAAGCCACTAGAGTTTGATATTGGTTGGATGTGGTTTAAAGTTTTTAATAAATTAGGTTTAGCAAAGGAAAAATAATGGCTTACTCAGACAAAGTTATAGATCATTATGAAAATCCTAGAAATGTTGGTTCTTTAGATAAAGATGACCCATCAGTCGGCACTGGTATGGTTGGTGCACCTGCTTGTGGTGATGTGATGAAACTACAAATTAAGGTAGATGAAGATGGTATTATTAGAGATGCTCGTTTCAAGACATATGGATGTGGTTCAGCAATCGCCAGTTCTTCGCTGGTTACAGAGTGGGTTAAGGGTATGCATATTGATGATGCTGCTAAACTCAAAAACTCTGAAATCGCAGAAGAATTAGCATTACCTCCAGTTAAGATTCACTGCTCTATACTTGCTGAAGATGCAATTAAAGCAGCGATACATGATTATCAATTAAAGTGTGCATGCTCATGATTAATCTAACAGATAACGCCAAAAATCAAATCTCAGAAATTCTTTCTGATGGAGAGGGTAAATATGTACGAGCATTCATCTCTGGTGGTGGGTGTTCTGGTTTCAATTATGGATTTACAATCGAGGAAGACAAAGAAGAAGACGATTTTGTTATTGATAAACTAATAGTTGATGCTATGAGTATGCAGTATTTTGAGAATGCTACTATAGATTATACTAGTGATAAACTAAAAGGTTCTCAGTTTGTCATATCAAATCCTAATGCAAAATCTACTTGTGGATGTGGTAGTTCGTTTTCAGTATAATAGGAGTATATGTGAGAGATATTTGGGTAGCTGGAATTGCCACGGGACATGATGCATCGACATGTCTATTAAAAAATGGAGAATTAGTTTTTTATATTGAGGAAGAAAGACTTTCTAGGAATAAACACGATAATAATCCATTTTTATCAATTGATGAAATTTTTAAATATACAGATAAATTAGATTATCTTGCTGTTTCAAAAAATGATCCCTACCCGACTGCGCATAATCCATTTATAGTCTACTGTAAAAAGAAAAGGTTAATAGAACATGACACCCAAGTTTTTATATTAGCCGATGAAAAAGACGAACATCATTTATATCACGCAAGTAACGCATTCTATGCCTCTGGGTTCGAACAAAGTATATGCGTAGTAGTAGACGCATTAGGTGCATACAAATATTTTTCTGATGATGCTCATGGTTCAGAAGTTGAAAGTATTTACCTTGCATCATACCCAAGTACATTTAAACCGATTTTTAAAAGATTGTTTAATCACAAATCTTTATGCCAAGAATATGTATCCGATAAAATAGAAGTTGTAAATAAACCTAGCGTTGGAATATTGTACGCTGAGACTAGTGTTCAATTAGGGTTTTCTAATTTAGATTGCGGTAAAGTAATGGGGTTGTCTTCATATGGCAATAAATTAGTTGATATAGATTATGAAGAAGCTCCATCAGATCGCTCTAGATGTATAATTAATAATGTTCATGAACACTCACGGGAAGATTTAAGTTATACTGTTCAACATATATCTCAAAATTATTGTTTGGATCTAATCAAAAAGAGTATAGAGAAAACTGGTTGCAAAAATGTAACTTTTAGTGGTGGATACGGATTGAATTGCGTCGCCAATTATTTTTATAGAAAAAATTTACCATCTGATGTTAATCTATATGTAGATCCTCTTTCTTATGATGGTGGAACAAGTATTGGTGTTGCTAAATATGCATACCATTTAATATATAAAGATAATAACATAAGAAAACAGACCTCTTTATACACAGGAACCAGTACTATTACATGTAATGAAGGATCATATGTTTCTTATGAAGATGTTGTGGCATTATTAACATCTGGTCATATAGTAGGAATGTTTCAAGGTAAAAGTGAGGCTGGTCCAAGAGCATTAGGTAATAGATCTATATTATTTGATCCAAGAATTAAAAATGGCAAAGACATTGTTAATGTTGTTAAGGGTAGAGAGTATTTTAGACCATTTGCTGGATCTGTTTTAAAAGAAGATTGTCAAGAGTGGTTTGATATGGCTGGATTAGAAGAAAGTCCATTTATGATGTACGCTGTTGATGTTAAGTCTGATAAAAAAGAATTCATACCTTCTGTTGTACATGTTGACGGAACATGTCGTGTTCAAACTGTTACAGAACAACAAAACTATCATTTTTACAACCTAATTAAAACATTTAAAGATAAAACAGGTGTACCTTTACTTTTTAATACCAGTTTTAATTTAGCAGGTGATTCTATGGTAGAAACACTTGACCACGCTATTGACACTCTTAAAAGAAGTGATATAAAATATCTATACTTACCAGAACATCAAAAACTTATAACAATAGAAGAGAATTATGACAACAAAATATTTTGAATGCGAGAGTTGTGAAGCACGAGGAAAGATAATTCTTAAGGGTGATGATTACTCTACTGCTGACATTGTCTATTGTCCTGTTTGCTCTGCTGACATATATGAAGAGGAAGAATTAGACGACGAAGAATAAGGAGATTCTAATGGTAACTAAAGAAAAACTCGAACATCATATTTCACATCTTAAAGAAAGACATGAAGAGTTAGATCGAAGATTGAATCTTGGACAACCAGATTATATCGAAAAGGTTATTAAAAAAGAAAAGTTACACATCAAAGATGAAATAAGAATCTGCGAGAAAAAAATAGCGTCCTTGAACTAGAATAAATAGTCCATTATGTGGACTTATAATTCTGAAATTGTTGAACAACTTCCTGAAGACTGTGTTGGCTTTGTTTATTTAATTACAAACAAAGCCACCAGTCGTATGTATATTGGTAAGAAATTAGCCAAATTTTCCAAAACTAGCTACAAAGTAGTTAAGTTAAAAAATGGCACGAAAAAGAAAAAGAAGATCAGATCCAAGGTTGACTCTGATTGGCTTGAATATTATGGTTCCAGCGAAGAACTAAATAAAGATGTAATCTCTCTTGGTAAGGAAA